CATAAGTATCTCTTATCCTTTGCTTTGGATTTTTTTTATCGTATATGTAGTACTTTGTTTTGCCTTCTATACTTTCAGCCATTCTAATACTTTCTCCCCTAATGTTATGTTTGCTAGTTTATTTTTATTTACCAATGTCTTAACAATATGGACATCAACTGTGTTGGGACAAACCAAATCCACATACAATACGGGATTGTGTTGCCCGACTCTATGAGCACGATCTTCTGACTGAACACGAGACTCCAAATTAAAATCGTTGGAATAGTAAATCACATTTGTCGCGGCATGGAGTGTTATTCCCATACCACCCGTTTGTGCATTACTGATAAAGAACCTCGTAGGATCTTCCGGGTTTTGAAACCTGGCAATCGCCTCATCTCTTTGTGCCATAGTCGTATCGCCAAAGTAAGTTACTGTTGAATCTTGTCCGTACACACCTTTTAAGCTACTGCAAATTTTCATGATGTCATGTCTGAACCTAGACCATATAATAACTTTACCTTCCATCTCTTCTATTACTTCAAGAAGCACGGCTAACCGATTGTTTGGTATGTGTTTTACTTCGCCATCATCTGTAACAAGATAACCACAAAGCAACTGTTGTAGTCGCAGAAGTCTTGTCATAACTTCGGGTGCAGTAACCATATTGCCATCTTCAAGCAGCGCCACCGAACTTTTTTTGAGACTTTGGTAATGTCTTTCTTGCTCCATTGTAAGATCAACTTGCCGTGTTACATATGTTTTTGGTGGTAAATCAAGTGCTTCTTTTTTAGTAACTCGATACGAATGAGGATCAATTTTTTTCTTCAACTCGTCTAAGTTCTTGTATCCAACCACTTGATTGAATTGGTGTGATCCCATTTTCCTATTCATAATCACGGCATATCTGCCTTGAAAAGACCAATAAGAATCAAACCCCAAAACTTTATCACTCATAAATAAACATTGTGAGTACAAGTCCAATGGAGATTTTGTTATTGGAGCACCCGTAAGTATTCGTTTATACTTCGCTCCTTCTGAAAATTTTATCAAAGCCTTAGTTCTCTTGGCTTTGATATTCTTAATTGTTGTTGATTCATCAACGGCTATTAGGTAATTACTTCTATGTGTGAAGGTGTCCAAGAACTTGAAAATTTTTTTAGTCGCAAAAGCCTCGACATTGATTAATAGTATTCTCAAATTGGTTCTTGCATCATGACCCACGGAGCTTTTTAACTCTGTGGTTTCTCGTTTCGTGAGACTGGATTTCCAAATATATACCTTTGATGATATGTCATTAGATAAATGTGCTGGTAATTCATTGTTCTTCCAATTAGTATAAACACCTTTCGGTGCTACAATAATAGCCGTATCAATTTTATTGTTCCAATACAACCAAGCTATATTGTCAATTAAAACTTTTGATTTACCACACCCCATCTCCATGAAGTATGCAAAGTTTTCTTTTTTATAGCTTAGTCGTAGTGCCTCCCTCTGATGATCGTAAGGTTCGGTCTTCAGAGGGAAGTAAGTATTATCGAGTTCCATATACTTGCAACCTAATCTTTTTACTTGCAGAAGTATTATGATTATATAGTCGCTCAATATTCAAAATGAAATCGTTACGGCTGCCTTGATTCTTTAACTTAGAAGAATGATTCTTAAGCCGTGATTCAAAGATTTTCCAAACAAAAGATGAATCTTTGATAGCAGAAATCATAGCACCAACAAAAGTTCTCTTCTTCCAATATGGAAAGTATTCCCCAACTTGCATGATTTTATTAGCCGTATCTTTCGCCCACTCCAAATCAACAACTTTAAATTGTCCGTTTTTAAAGTCATTCAAATCACTACCCGTATGATAACCTTTATTATTTAACATAGAGATAGAGTCTGAAATACTGAACTCAAAGTGCCTATGAAACCATTCAAGAATCTCATAGTCCGTATTGCCTAGTTTCACATGACTCATGAGATACTCTTCCATAGTCCACTTTCTTGATACAGAGTTTAACTTTCTGATATCAAAAATATCCAAACCTTCTTTTATTATATAAGTAATAGGAACATTTAAAATTTTATATGCTTCAAGTCTATGTTGACCTTCACATACTTCCATCTTCTCATTTACTATTATAGGTATCTGAAAATCTTTTATAGTTATCTGCTCTGATAAACTTCTAACATGAGCATCAACTACATCTCGATTACCTTTTATATATTTAAATTGATCGTAGTCCGTAGTCGTATGAATTTTCATATTTGCTTTAGACATTCTCTCTCCTTCTATTTTTTAAAGTTTCTTTAACCATTAAAGCTATTGTTGCATTTATGGTTCTATTGTCTTGCTTTGCTATTCTCTTTATTTGGTCGTAAACAGAAACACGAACATTTAAAGATTTGTAAGATGTATCAACATCATCTGCATATAGTATAGACCAATCTTTGGCATCATCACTTAGTTTTTCTTTGGGTATGATACCATCAACAAAATCGTCAACTTCTTTTTCGATTTCGTCTTCCCAAAGTCTTTTAGTCTTTCCCATAATTTCTCCCATTATGATTATTATTACTTATATATAAGTAATGTATGGGATATCATAAGTCAAGAGGCATAATAACTTTTTTCTTCTTTATATTTCTTATACCCACAAGTAGGGCATTTATGCACCTCGATTACTTTATTGTCTTTAAAGGTCAATGCTACTTTCTTCATAGCAACACGGCACCTGGTGCATTTTTCTTTATCTTGATATTTCAAAATGGTAGTCCTCTGTGTATACATAGAGTTCTCCTCATATTTTTTTGTTTAATAATTTTTTTTAAAAATAGGTGTAGAAAGTGTAGAAATGTAGAAAACAGTCTGTAACCCTTGATAGGACTAGATGTTCTTTCTACACTTTGGTTACACTTTCCACACTTCAAAGCCCACCGCGTCATTTTTTTCCCTTTTATGTTGATAAAATATGGGAGAAACTCTATAGTAGAGTTATGCCATTGACTAATAGACAAAAAACTTTTGCAAAACTTATTGTAGAAGGTACAAATTCTAACTCGGAATGTGCTAGACAAGCAGGATATTCTGAAGGTCAAGCTCGTAAGACTGCAAGTCTGCTTCTCAATGGTAGAGATTTCCCGTTGGTAAATGAACATATTAAAGAACTTCGTGAAAATCGTGAAAGACGATATGGAGTAACTTTGCTTGGTCAGATGAAAAGGTTTGCAGACCTCTCCAGAGGTGCAGAAGAATCTGGACAATTCTCGGCAGCCGTGAACGCAGAGAAGATAAGATCTGCACTCGGTGGTCTTGCGATTGATCGTAGGGAAACAAATGTTACTCATAATTTAGATAAACTCTCTCGTGAAGAAATTGTTGCTAGACTTTCTGAAATTAGGAAAAATCACCCTTCTGCATTTGATGGTGAATATAAAGTAGTCGAAGAGAGTAGTGGGGTGAAGGCTCTCTCCGACTTGGGCAAATAGCAATTCCCGATATTGCTCCGTGCATTTCAAAGATAGATCAAGTATTAATGAGAAGTCAACTCCTTTAATTTTCTTTCTGCTTCTTCTCTAGTATCAAAGGTTTCGTGAAGAGGGGATATTTCCCACTCTCCAACACCATTTTTGCAACGGACTATTTCTAATCCTCTAGGCTCTTGATAATTTTCATTTATTATTATTTCTTCTGTATCATCTTCATTTAGTTTAGATAAAATTACATCATCATAACCTTGTTTAGTCCAACTATTGTAGCTATCCAAAGCATCTTGGTAGTGGACAAAAGCATCATCAACACCACCAACCCAAACTAAATATCGCCAACCTTTTTGATATTCATTTAGTTCCATTTTCAATCTCCCTTTTAACTATCTTCAATGCTTCCACTAAATCAATGGGTGTCTGTCTGTCATAATCATGAACATCATTGAACACTTTTTCTGCATAGTCATCTAAAAGATTTTTAACTAACTCTAATTGTTTAAGTTCCATTTTCGATCTCCGTTAAAAAACCAACTAATCTTTTTTTAGGTATATCTTTTAACAAATCCTCTATTGCAGTATAATCTTCATTTTCTGCATCTTCTTGAATTTGTTGGACAACTGCTTTTAATAACTCAAGCTCTATCATTTTCAATCTCCTTCTTGATTGCTAAAAAGTCCTCTACAATAAGCAAGTCCGATTTCTACAGTATCATCAAGTTCTACACATTGTATCAAATCTTCATCTGTTAAATCTGCTAATCTCTTGATAATTGCTTTACGAATATCATCTGCACTTACAGAGTTATCCGAGTTTTCGGTTTTATGGTTAACACTAAATCCTAAAAAACCTCTACTATTATATTCCACTTTCAATCTCCTTCTTGATTGCTAATCCAATCAACATTGCATTTTGTGGAACGATTGCATTTCCCAAAGCCTTTAGTCTGTTGGCTCTGTCTTGTTGGTCGATTGTGATTCTTGGGACTCCTCTAG